ACGTCACGACGTTCTCGTTGGCCTCCTTCAGGTCGCTCGTCAGCCGCTCGATCTCCGCATCCTTCGCCGCGTTCTCCTCGCGGAGGCGGGTGAGGGCGGCAATCGCTTCGTCGTACAAGTCCGCATCACCGGACTCGCTGTCCAAATCGCGGCAGTATCGCGACAAAGCCGCTAGGCGCGTTTCGATCCACCCCGTCTCGACCGGCGCGGGCGCGGTTGGCCAGCGCTCGTCTATCGCGGCTCGCATGTGGTCGGATGTCGTCAGCCCGACCGGGGCGGGAGCGGCATTATTGATTTTTGTCACAATCCCTCTCCCTCTTCAAAATCCAACTCGACTTTAATGCACTCGGTTCTACCTATGCCGGCATTCAAGTCTGCATCAGCTCTGCTTAGATAATAATGACCGTGCGGTGAAGTACCCATAATATTCAACCACACCATCCGCTTGTGACGCGGCGTCACTTCGACAAGATCCCAATAATCAAGCGCGTGGCTTTCAGATTTACCATCATTATCCCAAGTTCTATCTATCCATCCTTTTGGCCATTTAATTGCTCCATGGATAGGATATGGATAAATGCCATCCGTTGCGTAAATGCGAACTTCCATACCATCGCGCGTGCGGTATTTTTTATTGATGTCGATCATGGCTTGTCCTTTAAGTTAAGAGCTTTGTTGATTTTTTCAATAACCTCTTCCGCACTTCCTTCGCAACATTGATGCGCATCAGCCCACCATTCAATTTCATCCTTTGCCTCAATCAACAAAGCGCAAAGTTTTTCGATTTCGTCGGCAGCGTGAATGTCTTCCTGCCACGATCCCCAAGAATTTCCCTTACGCATACGCAATCGTTCAATAATTTCTTTCATACGTAGTATCCTTTCGATTGAAGTTTTGACAAAACGCGGCGAGCTTGTTTTTGCGCGCTGCCGTCCAAAGCTTCGATTTCAAACACATGCTCGATCATGGGGAGATAGAGCGCCGCCGCCTCAGCGATTGGCGAACCCTCCCACAACTCCAGATAACCACTATCCGTTATCTCTTTCAAGAAATAATAGATGGTGGTGGCCACTTTGTCCGCACGCTGCTGATCGTACTCGTCCATCACACTGGCGTGGACACGATCAATCTGTTTCGCCACGACAAGCCTGAGCCGATTGGGCAGGCCTTCCAGTGGCTGCAACGCGGCGAACTTCAATAGCGAACGTAGGCTTTCTAAGTCTTTCTTGCCCTCCACTTCATCATTAAAACAAAACACATTCTGAATCGCTATGGTGAACATCATGCGACTCGGGAGCGCGCACTCGACGCGCTCCTTATAGGGCGTAACGGGCATATCAATTTCTTTCTGTAGGTTTTATCATTCCTTAGTCAGGCGCTTGATTTCTCGAACAGCCTGCCCCGAAACACTGCGATCATCAAGCAAAGTGTCCTGTGCTTCAGCATCAATCAGGATTGCGCAGCTCGCCATGACGTGCGCCAAGGGGTGTAGGCCACTGTCTTCATCAATCATTTCCCCGTCTCGCCACTGCATCAAGTGGCGCATGATCGCATTATAATAGACAGACGATCTAACCTCCGATCCGCGCCAGTTGAACAGACCATACTTCTCAATGCCGGTCTGCATGGCTTCGCCGAGCTGGATCAATGCGACAGGCGGAATACCAAACGTAGAGGGCTTAGCCTTGCCGTGCGCGGCCTTGGGGTCCGGGTTAGACGCGATCCAAACCGATTCGATATCCATCGCGGTAGCGTGCAACGAATCAATAAGAGTGTCTTGTTTGGTCTTTTTCGGCCTACCAACTTTTCGCTTATAAACAACTGTCTTTTTCATCTCAGTAATCCTTTCGCGACTTGTTGTTCACATGCGTGTGGTTGGTAAACATCTTCACTTTGCCAACATGCGTGTGATTAAGAAGAACGTTTCCGGTAGAATAGTATTCCCCCTCCGTATTTCTATAAAACTCTTCCACTTCAATGAAGTCTTCGCTTTCAAGAGCTTCCTTGAAAGATTCAAGACTGTCGGAAGGATGTTCTGCCATGATCTGATGGACGGAAGACCCATTCTTGGTAGGCATATTCATGGTTACAAGAAAGCGCATTTTTACCTCAGGTTAAAAAAAATCCCACGTCACAATTGCGACGGCAAGGACTGCAATGATAAGAAAGAAATCAGCTGCTATCATGGTATTTCGATTCCCATAAATGATAAGATTTGCCGCTTGGCGTCGTCGGCTCCCTTGCCGACAATCACTGCATCTCCAATTCCAACCAGATAATCATGCCAGTCCTTCTGCTTCGGGTCAACAGTCCCACCCCTAACTTTCTTCATCTCAACCCACAATTTTAACGCTGGGACGTACAAGTCGGGCACGCCAGCACTCACGCCCTCGACCTTCATTTTTGATGCGGTGACTATGCTTCGAGCACCACCGTTCGGAATGGCGAAGATCCGCATTTCCGGAAATGATTTACGGAACCACGACACCAGCTCGCGCTGTTCCTCGTGCTCACTCCTCAGAACGGTATCGCCATCTCCCAGTGCTCGCACTGGTCCTTTGTTTCCGTGAACCCCGGCGGCGGCGTCAGATCGAACTTTAAGCATATTCCATCCTTTGAGAAGTTTTCACAGTTGAAGCAGAAGCGTGGAGGCCGATTGATTTCATTGTACCAATCGGCAAGCTCTTTCGGCATTTTGATTTTTTTCATTTCCATTTCCATTCCCTCGACAAGACACGGAAATATTTTCCATCCATCGTGTATTTAACTGCGGTCGGGGCCCAGCCGATATTCATCTTAGAGGCAAGCTCGTCCAAATCAAGCGACAAGTCCGGCTCATCCGCGCCGGAGCTTTTAGCGATCTTTGCCAGTTCCCGGCGGGACTTCTGTCCGGCGTATCCGTCGTGAGTGACGGCAAAATATTCGTTAATGCGCTCGTCAATGCCGCGCCCATAGTAGGACACTGAAATCATTTCCTTTCCACTGGCGCGGCTGACGTGCTTGCGCCACTTCCACGAGGCGATGGCCATTTCCTTGGTGTTTTCCAAGGCCATGATGTCGTCGTTGCGGAGCTTTAATTCCGGCTTCGCCTTGCTCTCAAATTCATGGCCACACGACGGACATGTCATCACGCTGATGTGAACAAGCTCGTGGCACTCTGGGCACGCCTTGGCCGGCACGATTCCGTCGCCTTCTCCCTTTGGTTTCTTGGGATCCGCCAGCGCTGTGATCGGCCCATGCATGGACACCACGCCCGCGAAGTCGAGGACTAGGCAGTGGTCCGTGTGAGACTTCGGACGCATGCCCCGGCCCGCCATCTGCACGTAAAGGCTGACGCTCATGGTGGGACGCAGCATCGCAATCAGATCAATGTCCGGATAATCAAATCCAGTCGTCAGCACGTTGGCGTTCGTCAGTGCCCGAATCTTGCCAGACTTAAAGTCGGCCAGCATCTTCGTGCGCTCGGCCTTTGGCGTCTCGCCGGTAATGCACTCTGCCTCCACGCCCTTTCTGGTCAATTCGTCCCGGACGCGCTCGGCGTGCTTTACACCAGTACAGAAAAACAGCCACGCCTTACGGTCACCGGCCCGAGCTATAACCTCTGACACTACGGCCTCATTTTGGTCGTCTGTGTCTACAGAGGCCTGCAGCTCGCTCTCGACGTACTCGCCGCCGCGCTTGTGAACGCCATCAATGTTAAGCTTCGCGTCAGTGTGCTTGCTGCGCAGGGGTGCCAAGTGCTTCAGGTGGATCAGCTCCTCAATCGTCACTGGCTCAATCAAGTCGTCAAAAAGGGCGTCGCCATCTGTAATGAGGCCGTGGCCCAACCTATACGGCGTCGCGGTGAGGCCAATAATGCGAATGTGAGGATTGATCGCGGACAATTCACGGAGAAGCGTCCGGTATCCGCCAGTGTCTTTGTGGCCAATCAGGTGGCACTCGTCCACGACAACGAGATCGACATGTCCGAGCTGGTCCGACTTCGTTCTCACTGACTGAATGCCGGCAAACGTGATCGGCTCACCGATCTGGCGCTTGCCAAGTCCGGCGGAAAAGATGCCAACTGGAGCATTAGGCCAGTGCTGGCGCAGTTTCTCAAAATTTTGAGAAATCAATTCCATGACGTGCGTCAGCATCAAGATCCGAGTCTCTGGCCACTCCTGCAGCGCATTCTTGCACAGTGCCGCAATGATGTGGCTCTTGCCTGAGCCGGTCGGCATAACGACACACGGATTTCCGGTGTCGTTCTTTTCAAACCACTGATAAAGTTGGTCAATTGCCCGCTGTTGATATGGCCTTAGCATTTCTATTTTCCATTTTTTACATCATTTGACTACTGCCGCGCCCGGAAACGCTGCCCTGACTGCCTTTGTCAGACCATGCGCGCAGGCGCCCGGATTGGCAAGAATTTCCTTGCTGGAAAAGGCGCCCGTGTCCGGATCCCCATTGGACACGTCCTCACCGTCAATGTCATACACCGCGACGAAGTCTACACCGCTATCCTTCATCGGCCACGGCACGAGGTCGGGGTGCAGTGTGTGCGAGGGGCATCCCTCGTGCTGGTATTCAACTTCAATGGTCGAGTCATATCGCGCGCAGTGCCACGTACTATCAGCCATTGGCGTCGAGTGTGCGCACGTCCGGCAATTAACGTGATCTGTTAGCTTGCTCTCATGGCAAAATTCATTCGCCGGGCAGAAACGGCACTGATACCACGACGGGTCAGTGGAGATCGGCTCCGGCATACGTTCGGCTAGGGCGAGGCGCTTGCCGCGCTCGATGAGCTTCTCGGCCACTTCTGGGCGATACTGCAGGCGCTCAGTGTAAATCCGGTCGTCGTCCTTGCAGACGGCAAGATAGAGCGCACGGTCGATGCCGGTGCCGTGCATATAAACCTGCATCTGGCCGTAGTGCTCGGGCTTTGCTTTCTCGACGCCATTATTGACCATCGTATTAAACGACTTAAGCGCGTGCGTCTTAAACTCGCCAATGTGAACGGTATCTGGCGCGTCTGGGATTCCGCCGTCGATAATGGCATCAATGCTGCCAGAAACGTGCGAACCGAAGTCCACACGCTCCTGACTGCCTAGATTCCGTACGCGAATGCCAGCGGCGCGGAGGTCCGCAATAATCATGTCCTCCTCGCGGTGGCCGCGACGGAACAAGCGAAGAATGCGGCCTGGAAACACCGGCTGCACTGCCCACCGAAAGGAAAGCCAGAGCCACCTGTCGCACGGGTGGGCCAGCATCGACGCCCCCATATGGGGACGGGGCTTGCTAGGCCGCGCCTCGTGCGCCGCGTCGATCATTGCCGCGACCGACTGCGTGGTGATCTCTGACAATTCCATTTGTCCCCCTCGCTCTATAGACTTACTTCTTAGCCCATGGCGGTGCGGCCTTAGTGGCTGCGGCTGCGGGCTTCGACGTGGCGGCCATCGGAACGGCGCCGTCAACGGGCTTAAATGCCTTCACGTCGTTGTTGTCGCCGTACTCGTCTGACTTGCGAATGGCCAGCTTGATCATGAGGCTGCCGCCGATGAGCTGGTCAGTGTCCGTGACGCGGGCAATGCCGGTGCACTTC